GGTGAATTTATAATATTTGTCATAAACTTCTACCAAAGTGGAGTCAGTTAACACATCTTCTCTACTCGGGAATGTTCCTGTTGCGGAATGTCCTTGATATGAAGGTTCGTAAGGTAATAAATTATACCTATAACCATCCTCATTTAAATCGTCAATGTTTTTATATGGATATAATTGTGAAATGATTGGGTTTTGAGCGTCTTCATCAGTTATTGGAATGAATACTGAAACTTTGGCGTTTGGAACTCCAAATCCTCCGTTCACTAAAACTCTTCCGACAACAACACCGTAATCAGAACACATACGAGTATATATATCATTCTGAAATATCTTCAAAGATAATATCTCCAAGTATTCAAAATCCTGATCTAATTGTATTTTAATGGATTTGTCTACACCTGGTTGGGTTCTAATTCTATATGATTTTGGCATTAAATTCTTTTTTTGATAAATAGTTTATTTCCTATTTTCAAAAAATAATTCTTTTATTCCAAAAATAAATCATCAAGAGAAATTGACGGTTTTTAAATTGAGAACTCTAACATTAATATCCTTGTTTGGATATCTAATTTGATAGATTTGAGTAGGTTCGGCAAATATCGTATCCGTTACTAAACCAATCTCTTTAGTTGCTGGATCGGAATATGGTTGAGATGTTTGAGATGAAGAATATTGTCCCCCAACATTATTAATAAAACTCATATCAGAAATACTAATAACACCGTTTTCGCTTTGAATTAACCTTCTTATTTCGGACACATACACATTCTCTCCCATTTGTCTTTGTAATGGACTAAAGTATGTTGAGATTATGTCAATTATTTTTGCAACAACTGAACCTTGATTTTGACTTGCATCTAACACCACATCAACATTAACACTTAAATCTACAACATTCGCAGTTTCAATTGAAATGTAGTCGTTTATCATTCTATAATTAGATAGGTAATTGGCGACATTACTTTTGAGTGTGTTTGATATCACTTCGGTTAATTTACCTTCAGCATCATAAGATAACATTTTTATTTTTATCTTATTGTTTTCTTCAGTTATTGCAACTTTACCAGGTGCCCCGAATTGTGACGGCATATTCCTTAAAATTGATTGGTAATCATTTATAGTTACCGCTCTGTTTTGTGCCGCGAAATTATATGTAACAAATTGTCTCACCTCCTCTGTTGACGGTGCGTTAGCCCCTCCAATTGCCGCAGTGACATTATTACAAGACAATGAATTAATAACCGTTGTATTGACAGATTGTGAAGGACCATTTACATAGAATGAAACTGTCCCTATTTGGTTAATAACATTAACACCTAAATTAGTTCCTTGTCCACCACCAACTCTATACTGAATGAATAATGTTGTGTTGGATTTTAATGCTGCACCTAACGCCAAATTATTAATATATTTACTCAAATCTAACTGAAATCCATTTCTTGCAAAATCTCTTAATTGTTCATCCGCAGAAACATTACCTCCACCAAAAGTTAACTTCATAAACCCTTCAGGAGTGTATTCTGTAATGAATTTAGTATTTGTTTCAATGTATTTACCAACTTTAATTCCTGGCTGATCAGATACCTTTGTTGGATCCTCAATAAATACTCTATTCTCCGCCAATGCTGGTACTTCATACCATCTATCATTTAAACTTAAAAATTCTTGTGTATTTGGAACCGTTGAGTATTGTGTTCCATCTTTCAATAAAATACTTGTAACCCCTAAAACATTTTTTTCAGGTAAGAAAAGTTCAAAGAAAGGTTTAACATCATTTGGTGTTATAACTCTCCTAAAAACTTTAGTTATACCATTAACAACCACTTCTCTTTTTACAATAGTGTAGTTAAGTAATTTACCACTACCATCAAAATTAGGAATTTTTAATCTATTTGGTGAACCTTCAGAATTAATAGGCGATGAAAAATCAATATCGTAAACGGTTTCAAAAGGTTGTCCCGCACCATTAACTTGTGATCCTCTTCTCAATATCCCACAATATCTTAAATCTTCTCTGTCACCAAATGCGGGAACCGTAATGGATAAATCAACCAATGCGACCGAAGGTCTTAATCCCGGTATTTTTAAACCATATGTTCTCGCAATGTTATATATTGACGATTTTTGTTGTGCGTATTGTAACACAGTTTCTTGAATACTTCTATCAATATTAAAGTGTAGGTTGTCGGTTACCGCAGCATTCAAATCTAACATTACCGAGAATATCCCAGCATCATTAAAATTCTGAACTAAATCGGGATAATAAGTTCTTGTAAAGTTTATTAACTCCGTTCTTATTCCCTGAAAATCTCTCGTTGTATACGATATTTTTTTATTTGCCATATTCTATTAAATATTAATGATAACAAAATCGCTTGATTCAAAAGCACTATTAGTGGTTTTATAATCAATTCTAATTTTTGCCGTATGTTCTAATTGTGATATATTTGAGACGGTAAATTCTCTTTTATCCTCACCATTTATGTATGTTCCTTTACTTTCTTCTTCCATTGATGCATCGGTTATCTTAACATCAGTCACCAATAACCCCGGCATATAATTTGAAACCGAATCTCTAATCTCCGACTCTATTTCCGCAAATGTTGGACCGTCCAATGGTTCAAAGATGTATTCATATAATCTTGTTCCAAAATCAGGTAAAAAATACCTAGTTCCTTTTCGGGTTAATAATAAATGTATTAAGTTACTTCTAATCTCCTCATCTTTAGTGTCAGAACAATCTAAATACTTACCAACATACGAATCTTGAAAGGGAAAATTTATCCCATATGTAATTCCATTTCCCATATCTAATAAATATAATGTTTGGGGGTTTTATATAAATAAAAAATCCCAACATAAGTCGGGATTATATTTTTAATTATTCTTATTTTCTTCCGCAATTTTCATAACAATCCTACCAAGACCTTTTCTAAATCTATTAAGACCATTCTCTAATTTTCCACTTAATTCTTTTTTAAATTTGTCTATTTGTAAATCGGTAACAGTGTTATATTTTGGTTTCATTTTAAAATAATGATTTAATATACCTAATAATTTAGTATACTCATTTTCACCATTTTCATTATAATAACCATATGTTAATTGTTTTAACAAATTTTTTGATAATTTATTTAATAAATCAATTAATGTTGAGTTATTAAAATAATCTTGATAAAAATTATTTTTTTCGTTAAGGTATTTGAATAATTTTTTAATTTTTTCGTTCTCACTCCCATCAAGTGTTTTATAATATTTCGCACCTTCAGCATAAGCTTCGTGTAAATGAGCCTTAACTTCTTCATCATTTAACAAATATAATAAAGTTCCTAATTTATATTTGTTAGAAAAAAGTGTTGGTAATTTCATTGCGGTACTCATAGTAAAATTTGGTAATATATTATCAAATTTACCTTTTTTATAAATAAAATCAACACCGTGAAATGCTTCGTGTAAAATTGTCTTATACTGATCATTTGATTTAAATCCAAAAATTAATCTAGCACCTTCAGGTATTATCACAGATTCTTGCTGATTAAAATATGGGTTTAAACCCCCTCTATCTCTAATAATTATTTCTTCAATATTTAAAATATTTATATTTTCATCAATAAGAATTTCTGACTCATTTTTCAATCTTGGTAGATTTTCAATAATTATTTCAGCCAGTTTTTTTGCATCGTCAGATACTCCTAAATCCTCATTTATAACTCTTTTAACAATTTTTACTAAATCTGATTCAGATAATCTAATAATTTTTCCCATAATTTATTTTTTACTATAAATATATTAATAAATAAAAAATCCCAACATAAGTCGGGATTATATTTTAGGATCCACATCCAAAACAATCAAACTCTGAATCTTCAGGTTTTGGTGGTAAACCATCGTTAGAATATTCAACTTTTGGTGGTTCAGGAGTTACCTTTGGTTTCTCAACTCTTGAAGTGTTTATTGCCAAGTGTTTAGCTCCTGTGGATATCGCTTTAGTTCTAACATAATAACATAAAGTTTTTAATCCTTTTTCCCAAGAGTGGAAATGTGATGAGGTAATCTTTGATAATGTGGGATTAGCCATATAAATGTTCATAGATTGAGATTGATCAATAAATGGTGCTCTATCTGCCGCCATATCAATTAACTCTTTCTGTGATATCTCCCAAATTGTTTTATATTTAGGAATTAAATGCTCAATTCTTTTAACTTTTTTGTTGTAATGTTTGTCTTCAGGATCCAAATAATTGTTAAAATTAATATTTTGAATTGATCCTTCATTAATGATGATTTCATTTTTTAAATCTTCTGACCAAACACCCAATTTTTCAAAGTCATTAATTAGGTATTTATTAACAATCATAATCTCACCACCAACAACTCTTCTGTTAAATAATGCGGAATGTGCGGGTTCAGTCATTTCAAATGAACCAGTAATTTTAGCCGAAGATGCCACAGGCATTTGTGCGGTAAATAACGAGTTACAAACACCAAATTCTTTCACATCCTCTTTAAGTTGGTTCCAATCCCAATATCCTGACAACTCACTTTCTTTCAAATCCCACATATCAAATTGGAATATTCCTTGTGACATTGGTGATCCGTCAAAAAACTTGTATGGTTCGTATTCTCCGTTTTTACAAAGTTTATTACTTTCAAAAATCGCAGCGTAATAGATGGTTTCAAAAATTTGTTTGTTCAAAATTCTTGCTTCTTCATCGGTAAAAATCAAATCAAGAAGATAGAATACATCCGCCAATCCTTGAGTTCCAATTGCAATTGCTCTTTGTTCTAAACCACCTTTAAGTCCTTTATCTGTTGAGTAAGTATTAATGTTAACAACTTTATTTAAAGCTCTGACAACTTTTCTTACTTCCGTAAATAACAATTGGAAATCAAACTTATTGTTTTGAATGAAGTTTTTTAACACCATTGAAGATAATGTGCAAATTGCGGTAGTTTCTTCATCGGTGTATTGATATATCTCATTACATAAATTTGATTGTTTAATCACACCAATATTTTGATGATTTGTTTTTCGGTTAGCACTATCTTTAGAACATAAATAAGGAACGCCCGTTTCAATCTGTGATTCATAAATTTTACCCCAAATATCTTGAGCTTTAACTTTTTTACCAAGTCCTAAAGAAACCGCCTTCTCGTAGTTTTCTTCATACTCATCACCAAACGATTCTTGTAGTGGTTTAATACCGGCATTTTTAATGTCGTTAGGACAAAACAAATACCAATCACCATTTTCTTTAACGGCTCTCATAAAGTTATCAGGAATCCAAAGTGCGGTAAATAAATCACGAGCTCTTAATTCTTCAGCACCTGTATTCTTTTTAATGTCAAGAAGATCTATGATGTCTTTATGCCAAGGTTCCAAATAAATTGCTGCCGATCCAGGTCGTCTCCCTTGTTGATTAAAGAATCTTAATGATTCGTTAACAATTTTAAGATATTTTAATAGTCCACCCGCATAACCACCTGAACTAGTGATTCTACTTTCTTTACTTCGGATGTTAGACATAGATAAACCAATACCCGCCGCATCTGATGAATAGGTTGAGATATCGTTTAATGTGTTCAACAATCCGTTTCGTGAATCCGAATTATTATAATGTAACACACAAGACGCTAATTGGGGAACTTTAGTTCCTGAATTAATCATAATTGGCGTTGCCGGTGAAATTCTTTGTTCTGAAAGTGATTTGTAGTAATCTAACGCCTCTTCAAATGTGTTAGTCACCCAAAGAGCGACTCTCATATACATATGTTGTGGTCGTTCAATTACCTCACCCGTTGGCATCTTTAAAAGATACATTTCTTGTAATGATCTCCAAGCAAAATAATCAAAGTTGTAGTCATTATCGTGATGGATTACCGCATCTATAATTTGTTCACCATATAAATCAATAGTTTCAATTAACTTATCGTTAACAACACCGTGATTATTCAATAATTTCATAGTTTGTGAAAAACTATCATTCGTCTCTTTATGGTATGATGATATTGCAACTGATGACGCTAATCTTGAGTAATCGTGATGACTACCGGTATATGATGCCGCAATCTCATAAACCAATTTATCAAGTTCTTTTGTTGTAATTTCTCCTTCAGTAGGTACGGATGTGATAACTTTAATGAATATTTCATCAGAATTAACATTCAAACCTTTTGATGATCGTTTAACACGATTATAAATTTTTTGTGGATTAAACGCTGCCGAATCTCCACTTCTTTTAATAATTTTTAATGACATAGTTTTTTATTTTTTTTAGAAATCGTCTGTGAATGATATTCCCTCGTTCAATTTAGCCTTTTGATATTCCATTGTTCTTGATTCAAAGAAATTACCTTTAGTTTCAACTGCAATTTGTTCCATAAATTTAAATGGTTGTTCAACATTAAACTGTTTCTTACAACCAAACTTAACCAATAATCCGTCAACAACAAATTCAAGATATTGTTTCATTAAGTTAGAATTCATACCAATAAGTGACACTGGAAGTGATTCAGTAATGAATTCTTTTTCAATTTCAAGTGCAGATAATAGAATTTCTTTAATTCGTTTTTCAGATGGTTTGTCCTCACAATGATTATTTAATAAGTGAATTGCAAAATCACAATGTAGGTTTTCGTCTTTGAATATTAAGGAATTTGCGTTACACAATCCTTGCATTATACCTCTTGATTTTAACCAAAAAATTGAACAAAATGAACCTGAAAAGAAAATACCTTCAACCGCTGCAAATGCGACTAATCTTTCTTGAAAAGATCCATTTTCAATCCATTCTAACGCCCATTTTGCTTTCTTTTGGACTGCAGGTAATCTGTCAATTGCGTTGAAACACTCGTCTTTTTCTTTCTCATTGTTAATGTAAGTATCAATCAATAAAGAATACATTAATGAGTGAATGTTTTCCATCGCTAACTGAAATCCATAAAAGAATTTAGCTTCAGGGTATTGAACTTCACGATAAAAGTTTTCCGCTAAATTTTCATTCACAATACCGTCAGATGCTGCAAAGAACGATAATACATTCTTAACAAAATATTTTTCATTATCTGTCAACTTTTCCCAATCACGAATATCATTCGTTAAGTCAACTTCTTCAGCAGTCCAAAACGCCGCTTGGTGTTGTTTGTAAAATTCCCAAATATCGTTGTGTTCTATTGGAAATATCACATATCTTGAGGGGTTTTCTTCTAAAATTTTTTCCATTGTAATAATTTTTAATTGTTTTGTTCTTTTTGTTTTCTTTTATCCATCAACTCTTTAACTCGTTGTCGTTGTCTTTCCTCTTTTTGTTCTTCAACACCTAAAAAAGTCATAGAACTTTCGGTATCAATTTCCAACATACCATTATCAAATTTGCAGTTTTCAAACACAACACCGTCGTCACCAATTCTTGATTTGGTTATTGCGATAGTCGCTAATTTCATTTCTTTCTGTTGTAGTGACTTTGCAACAGAAATGATTACGTGTCCAACTTGTGCCTTTTTAATAGAACCACCCATTTGATCTGTTGTAACAACATCTGATGATATAGAGTTCCTATTACCTTGAGTTGCGGTCCATCCCGCCATATCAAGTTCGTGACACATTGACTCAAACCCTCTCATTACGGAACCTTCACTTTTCCACTCATCACCTAAATTTTTGTCAGGTAGAACACAATCAATATAATCTAATAAAATCATATCAATTTTTTGTCCGTCAGCAATCATTTTTCTAACTTGATTCTTTATTTGCGACATCGTTACTGTGTCCGATGGCAATTTTTTCATAATCAACTTGTTAGGCATACTCTCTTCAATCTCCTTTACTCTTGCCATTACTTCATCCTTTTTTTCTGACAATTCGTCAGGATGAATCTTTGTCCAAAGAGTAAAATGTTTTCTTTGAATTATCTTTGAGTTGTCTTCAAAGAATATCTGAAGAACATTGTTTCCCATATTAAATGCGTGGTTAGCAATTTTAGTTAACAAGGTTGATTTACCCACACCTGTTGGTGCTAAAACAACTCCGATTTCACCTTTCGCTAAACCTCCTTTTAATAATCTATCAATACCTGGAATTCCCATTGGAATCGGATGTCTATAGTCGTCATCCAAAACTTGATCCAAGTTACTAAAAACACTTTGAGTATTTGCGTCTTTCTCCCCTACTTGGAGTGCTCCTCTAAACATTTCTTCAATGGTGTCATAGTTTTCAAATTCACCACCGTCAACGATTTTTTGAGCCTTACTCATTACTTTTACTACCTCTTGTTGTTTACAAAACTTAAGAGCCTTTTCTTGAACAAAATCGCCTCCCTCAATAGGTGCATCCTTAATTTTGGTAATCATATCCAAAACTACTTTGGATGCCATTTCCTGTTGAAGCTCTGATTTTGTAACTTGTTCTAATGTGTCAAATGATGGTGTGTGATTGTATTTTTTATAATACTCTTTCACCATTTGAATAATGATTTTGAAATACTTGTTTTCAAAATAACTTGGTTCAATCACATCAATAATTGAGTGTGAAAAATCCTTGTCTAAAATAATTTGATTCAGTAATTGAATCTGAAATTTGTTACCTAAATAATCAAAATTTTTGTTTGTCGCCATAGTTTTTAATTTGTTTTGTTAAGATAAATAGTATCAAACTAAACTAAATCCACCATACTCAAAATTAAAATTTTTACCTGAAAAAATGTCAGTTAAGTCAGATAACATACCTTTTAGTTGTGGGCGTAGATCCACGGTGTATCTTACCTTTGGGGGGTATACTTTTGCATCAAACATTCTATGACAAATTGTCATATCTCCAACTCTAATTACTATACTAAAATTCTCATCACCATCAGTATTTGATGTGTTTAAGACATCAGGATTCTCCTGAATTTCATACTGATTGTCTAACATATAAACAATCGTTCTCATCTTTAAATCGTTTTTTAATCTAGTACATAAATCCTCAATGTATTCATATACATCAAAAGAATTTCTTGATTTAGGATTAAATCCTCTAACATTAAAGAACCTTTGAACGATAATGTTTTCGTTACATTTCAATAAGAATTCTACTTTTGTAAAATCTAAATCTTTCATAAATTTGTTTTTTTGTTTCTGTAATTTGTTTTTTCTTTTCTTGTTAATTTTAAAAATGGTTTCAAAAAATTCACCCAAGCGTCGTCACCTTTTGGTAGGTATTTAAAGAATCCATCTTCCATCATCATTTTAATTAAGTTTCTATATCCCCTTCCGTCAGGATCTAAAGTTTCTGAATAATATAATTCAACTAACTTCTTATCTTCTTCATTTATTAATGGATTAGATAAATCAACTAATATCTGATTTATAGTGAAGAACTTATCTCCGAGTATCCCCTCTTTGGTTTTCCCACTTGATAGATTATTCAAAACAACACTTTTATTTTGACTCTCTAACAACTTTCTACCTTTGTTTAAAACATCGGTGAATGATACTTGCGAATCAAGTATCTCGGGAAATAATTTAACTAATGTTTTCTCACCAAGTAAACTAATACCATCAATATTATCTGATGTGTCACCAGCAACTATCTTAAATGTCTTTATATTATAATGAGGGATACTATAATCTTTGATTTTTATCTTATCACCATTTTTATAATATCGTTTTTGTTGCGGGGAATATATCGTCACCCTTTCCGAAATAAGTTGAGTAAGATCTTTATCCGATGAAAAAATTGTCTTATCCTCGTCTTCGGATATTTGACAATAATACGCGATTAAATCATCCGCTTCCGAATGTTCAACTTCCAATTGTCTAACAAACATCTCTTCAAGATATTGTTTTACTCTTTGTTTTTGATTGTTGAATGAATACACTTTGTCTTCAGTGTAAGATGATTTACGATTTCCCTTATATTTTGGGTATAGTAATCGTCTTTGGGATGAATTTTCGTCTCCATCCCAAAAAACAATCACTTTATTGAAGTAGGACTCCTCCAAGAATTTTCGTAAAGTATTTAGGAAATACCAAATACCCCCGACGTGTTCACCTTCATTAAAGAAATCTTTAACTCCGTGAAAACCTATTTTTAATAAATTGTTACCATCAACAATTAATGTTTTGTTCATTTTAATACGATTAACTCGTTCTACAATATATTAAACTTCAAATTCCCCTTCTTCTTCGGGGGATTCATCTAATGAGTAATTAGATCCACCCAATTTTGTTTCCCAATAATCGGAATACTCTTTTTTGTATTTATCTAAAGATTCTTTACTATCTACGATATATCCTTGTGGAACCGCAATAATTTTACCATCTTTATATCCAATACCATTTACGTGATTCTTCAATATTGAGATTTTTGTCCTGATTGCAAATGATACTTTTCTACCATTTTTAGTTGCGTCAATGTGACTAATTCCCGCTTTCTTCTGATTACCAAATAAGAACACCAATGAAGATGCTAACCATACCGCCTCACCACCTTTAGCCTTGATTTCAGGTTGTCCAAACGGATTATCAGGAAGTAACACCCAAGGTTGATTTAAAATCACGAGAGTGTTGTAATAGGGGTATTCTTCTTTTTTAGATTTTGATATTCTTGAATGGATTCCCATACCAATTTTATCGGCTAAAACTTTTGCGTTGTGCATTCCCCCTCCTTTTCCTTCAAAAGTCATTTGACAAGGAATTGATCCGATTGAGTCCCACAAGAATAAAACACTATAAGGAATGTCTCCTTTTTCTTGTGCGTTCAAGATATCATTAATAAACTCGGTAGCTTGTTCTATCGTATCAAAAGAATCGTTAAAGATAAACATCCCATCATATTCACCATCTTCATTTTTTTCAGCTTGTAATCCTAACTCAATTGCGTGTTCCCATGACCATTTCTTTTCAGTAATAATAAGAACAGGTAAATGTCCTTTTCGTTGTGCATCCGCCGCGGCAAGAATCATTGCGGTTGTTTTTGAGGTATTTGAGTGACCCAAGAACATATTTATACCACCCATAATAGGACCTGGTAATCCACACGCTTCCATAAACGCCTCACCACAATTGTAATAATTTTCAGGCTTGTATTTAGTTTTGGTGGAAAACTTATTCTTGATGTTATCAAACGATATTTCTTTCTTTTTAATCGCCATAATTAATTTGTTTGTTTTGTTTAAAGATAAAAAAAGGTAGTGACTTTGTAAATCACTACCTACACTATAGATTCTTTTTTTTAGAACGGTAATTCTTCATCAATCGCCTCATTTACTTGAGGATCAACAACAGGTGCTGGTGTTGATTTAGAACCTCCGATGGAAGTTTCTGCAACCTCATCATTAGAATAAACAAATCCACCTTTGTCAGAATCCCATCTTGGAGTTTCTCCACGAGAAATCGCTTCAAGATATTCTACAGGTTTTTTAGAGTAAACATCCTCCCAAGTTAACTCGTCATTAATCCACTCTGACATTGTGTTAGTGTCTTCGTGAAGTGGTGACGGATCATCATACATTACAGTTTGGATTACGGTATACACAGATCCTGTGTTAGTTTTCGCCTTTGTCAACTCCAAAATCAAATCTCTACCTTTATCGGCATCGGTAACATCACCTTTTGCTTTCCAAATAGGAATAATTTTGTCAAGAATACCTTCTTGTTTGTAATTGTGTTTAAATCTCCAAAATTTAACACCGTCTTGTTCGTTGTCACGATCAACAACTTTCACAATATAAAATTTACGAGCTTTGTATTGTTTGGCAATTTCCTTATCGGAATCCTTACCCGTTGACATCAAATCATCGTGAACTTCATTTAATGGTGAACGCTCATTGTCGTTTTTACCTGGATCATAAAGTTTAACCCATTTCCCATCAACTTTAATCTCGTGGAACCATACCTCTTTAAAAGGTGAAGAACCATCAGGTGTTGGTAGGATTCTTAGTCGTTTCTGACCTTGTTTTTCACTGTCTTTAAGAATTGCAGCAAAATATTTTTTCATTCTTTCGTCCGAAGACATTTTTGAGGTGTTAGAAGAACCACCTTGTTTTGAGTTCTCGTATTGAGCCAAAACTGCATCTAAAACATTGTTTGTTGTCGCCATATATTTGTGTTATTAAAAGTTTACAATAGAAAGTATAAATATAAAAAGTGTCGCAGTCAATATGTATGTAAAAATTAAAAGAAGGGCACTGATGCCCTCTCTTAATTAAGGCATCATATCTTCGTCATCGTAAGTATTAAAAGTGTCTTGTATTTGTTTTGGAGAGAAATCCTCAACCTCATCTTTGGTTAAGATATATTCTTCTCTACCTTGTTTTTCAAACTGATCTTCTTTGTCTTCAAAATAATCAGATAGTTTTTGATTAAAAGGTCCGGAATCTAAACTTCTTAATTCAAGTTTTTCTTCAGGAGTTTTAGGTCTAAATTTTTCAATTTTTTGTTCCAATGAATTAACTGCGTTCATTAGGTTATCCATTTCACCCAATCTGTTTTCCAAATTTTCAAGTTGTTTGAATAAGGTGTCAAAATATTCCTCTTGTTTTGTTTCAATATTTTTTTGTGAATTAACTAAATCAGTAATTTCAAGTTCTTCTTTATCGTCCTCATCTTTACCCACTTCTTCAACTTCAGGATCTTGAGATACATCAATTGGTTCAGGGGCAGTACCTGCTTCAGGTGCCGGTGGTGGAGGTAAAGCTCCGGGTGCTGGCGGTGTTTCCATTCCTGGTTCAGGTGGTAATCCCGCATCAGGTAATGGTGGAAGTGCTGCCGGATCCGGCTCAACGGGAGCCTCTTGTTCCATTATGTAATTATTAATTGAGTTATATCTATTAATTTCTTCTAATATTTTTTTATCTATTTTCATATTAACCATTTAATAATTGTTTTATACCTGTTTTGGTTTCAACTTGAATTTTTTTATTTGTGTTCATTGTGTTATCCACTCTCTCAATTAAACCATCTTTCATTCTAAGGGTGTAACAATCTCCAGTGTCTAAATCACAAACTTCTTTATAACCATTCCCTTTATCTTTTTCCGTAACTCTTGTGTTTTTACCCAAGTAGTTATCCAAAATTAATTTAGTATTATTCATATCCATTTTTATTTATAAATATCATAACATTCCAAAAAATTAAAGTATTGAACTAATTTGTCTATATTGTTCAATATTACTTTTTGTTGTTATAATCGTAATTTATTTTACCCACCTTTTTGAAGGATAGTATTATATTCGGTGTATGCATCACCAAAAGGTTCTTCTAATTTTTTCTGATCTTGTTCGGTTAAAGTGTCAAATAATTTTTGAGATTCCTTTACCGGATAGTTGTTCATATAAAATTTAGAGAACGCCTCACCATATTTAGTTTCGTCAGTCGTATTATTACCCGTTACATAATTTTTTATAACATATAAACTAGGTCCATATTTTGCAATCATAAAATTTATAAATTGTTCAAAAGATGAAAATACCGCCAAAGGAATGTTTTTACTATTACAATAGTAGTTGTTTTCAAAATATTTTTTTGAATCTCCATAATTAAAATTTAACGATATTAACCCATAATTGTTACCGTAAGATTTAAAGACATTGGACGGTTTTGTTATTACCGTCATAATACCATATATAAATGATCCCAAAATTTTTGAATCGTTACTATTCCTATTTTTACTAACTAATTCATTTATTCTATCCACAACATCTTGTTTGTTGATTGGTTCCGATGTTAAATTTTCAGCATTTGTAAAATTCTTATAATCGTTATTTAATAACCCAGAACAAGCCTGATTCGCATTAAGAGTTGTATTATTCTCACTAGCATTATTTAATTTATTTGCCGTTTGAGATAAATTGTTGACAGATTTTTGAGTATTAATATCTTCATTTTGTTTAATTCTTTCTCGTATATCATTTAGTATTTTGGTACTGATTGATTGTATAAAACTTTCAATTTTAGGTATACTATAAAAAGGTTGTCTTTGTCCTTCAAAAGTCGTATCAAATCCGTTTTCAGAAATTCTATGAGCAACTTTAGTAATCATATATGGTCCACTAAATAATGGAACATTTCTTAAATTAAAATACATCATAGGTTGTATCAAGGCGTTACCCATCATATCAATACTACATTTGTAACTTCTATTTTTATAAACATTATATAATGAAACACTTTGAGTGTAACTTCCTCTATTTCTAGACTGATTAGCCATTTGGTTTAAAACTTCTAAAGATTCCGTAGTTGGTAATCCCGGGTCTTGAGAAATGTCAAGTTGTTTAAAGATTTGTTGATTTTGTGGTCCAATATCCACATTAAAACCAACAACTTTATTTGATGTTGCCCAATCAGTTTTATTTTCTTGACTCTCCACCAATGGATTGTCAGTTGCTCTTCTTAAATCAAAGGCATCATCTCTATATCTATAATCAACATTATCGTTAATTGCCAGATGTTCACTTGGTTTATTAGCGTAGAAACAAACAAATTTTGATGTGGTTTCCCTATAATCAACATTTAAATAAGTCCCAAATAAACTATTCGCAAATTCTAAACTACCTTCAGGTCTTGGTGTGGCATTTTTACTTACATCTCTAATGTTGTAAAAATTTGCAAATGCGGGAATTACAAAACTCACAAAATTATTTTGAGTTAGTATTGTGTTTATAGTGTCCAACATTCTATTTGTTGCAAGTGAGCTATCTATTAAAGTTTTTAATTCAAAAATATCAACATATATTTGTTGTCCAACATCTCTACTCGCTCTGTCCATTAAAAGAACATCTTCAAATAAGGTTTTGTTTTTAAAATCAGTTCCTGAAATCCAAGTATCGTTAATACTTTTAAATAAGTCCCACAATTCGTATCTAGTTTGTTCCCCCTCGTAATCGGCTCTAACTTTAGAGTTTGTCTGACTAATATTAACATTAGGAAGTTCTTTCCTCAATTTAGTCATTTCTAAATCCAATAAAGTATTAATATATGTGTTACTTTTGTTAATGTAACTGTCCATTAAATTTTTGAATTTGGTTGAATTGAAATTACTATCTTCCAACTTTTGGGTTGCATATATTTTAATTAATGGTGATAATCTTTTAATTGAGTTATCGGTGAACTCAATGTTCATATCCAAAAAGAAGTCGGTTATATATGAACCATTATCATCATATACTAATTCAGGTATTTCTGAAAAACCAACATATGTTTCCAAAGTTTTCCAAGTTTCAGGATTTTGTGTTTTAGATTGTAATAAAGTTATTGTCCCACCGGCACTTGGTAAACTATTTGGTGAACCAACATTATACCCTTGGAAACTATACGGATCAATTATGATTTGATTTGAATACGAATAGAATAATTTTTTATCAAAATTTGATGGGTTACCATATTTCATAGTAACTTTATATTCCATAAAGGAACCTAACACTTGTTGGAAATTTTTAACCTGTGACTCCTGAATTTCATTAATCGTCACCGATCCGTTTACATTATCTTTTGGTTTTGGCACCTTCATTAAAGATCTCATCAAGGATTGGAAATTATTATTAGTAATTTCATTTGTGGTGTCGGTACCAAGGGTTGGTTTTATATTTGTGTTGTAATTATATACTGAACGACTAAAGTTTAAAAACTCGTTTTCCATTATATCTAAAATATCTTTTTCAAATGTTGTAAATAATTCACTAATTTTTGAATATTCTGATGTCACCCCACTAATTGAAAACGCTTGTTGTATTTCCTCATTATTTTTTATATGTTTCAAATAACTATTTGGTAATGGTTTTGATAACTTATCATTGTCAAAATACCCATAATTCGGTGCTTTCCAAAATAATCTTACTGAACCATTATAAACTGCGGGGTTGTTAACAACTTCTGTCACCAAATCACCATTAGTTTTAAAACATTCGTCTTTAGTTTGATTTACCGAAGAACCAAATGATGGCATCGGATATATATTGTTACCATCTGATGTCTCAACAAAACAACTCCAAGATTTTAAATTTAATGATCTATTTGAGTTTCCTGAATCAAATCCAGGTAAACCGTTTATTGTGGATCCCGCGGCAGATTTTAAATATAATTTTCCATTATTTAAAACTGTTTGTATTTCACTATTTGAGTATGACTGTGCCGGTGGATTGGTAACAAAAAAGTTAATTGCGGTTGTTGCGGTTTGAGGTATGTTTATACCATACACCCCCACACCACCAATAGTTCCACTAGTTTGTCCTGTAATTGTCGTCCCTAAAGTGATATTTGTTCCCGATAAAATAGCTCCACTAAATAAATCATTCCCACTAACACTAATAACAGTTAATACATTTCCAGATATTGTTGTAGCACCACTAATTTGTATTTGTGATTCAAATACTCTTCTTCCTTGTAAGAACACATTAAAATCATCAATTAATTTGGGGTAGAACCCTGTGTTAATTCTTGTTTGTGAATTTATCCCATTAGTAATTGTATCTTGTAATACAATGTTTTGGGGAACTCCATCAATAACTAATGAATAGGTTTTGGTAACCGCACTATTTCCCGGATCATAATTGTCCGAATAATTAAAGTCAGTCCAAACATCATCAAGAATATCCACCCCATCTTTAATCCAAGTTTTATATCTGTTCCAAATAGAACCATACTTCAATATCCAAGCATATGGTATTCTATGAATGCCTCCATATTTTTTAAATGTTGAGATAATATAGTCCAAATCAGATGAACTACCATCATTGTCTTCTTTATATTTTTCTCGTAGTGTTGCCAATGGTAAACTATTCAAAAATAAATAAGATGCGGATTTGAACGGGTATAAGTCATTAGTGTATCTAAAATTAAAAACACCTTTTTGTATTGCATTGATAAAATAGGGGGTATTTAAAATTGAAGTGGTTTGTTCTGAAGTTAATTTATTAGTGTAGTCAAAATAAGAAAGATTACCTTCAGTGGTATATTGTTCAGTTATTTTTCTTGTTTTATAAAAAGTTTTTAAATCCGATAAATTAATAACTTGTCCAAATGTCCCACTTTTATTTGATTTATAGTTAAAACTAGTTACAGGTTGTTTATCTTTTGAATTTACAACATCATCATAATTTGTAATACTTTTTATTATCGTATTATATTCTAAAACCTGATTAGTTTTAAATACATCTTCTTTTTTCTGAATACCCTTTCCTCCCGCTAAATAATTATTTACCCAACCTAAATTAGTTATTGGGTATGTGTCGGTAAAATCAAAATTTTCAACAATATTTTTATTTCCAAAATAATCTTTAGCCGGAGCATTATCTTTAATTGATATTAACGGTTGTGATTTTTCATTGGTTAAGATATCTTGATTATATAACTTGAATGATGTGTTAATATCATTTTTAATATACGAAGTATTAAACTCACCTCTAATATAGTTTTGCCAAGATTCTCCCGTACCACCATTTGATATGTGTTTTAAAAACGATAAATAAACCCCCGAATTTAAATCATACTCTTTTAATTTTTTAGTTAAAAATGGATTATCATTACCTAACGATTGTAACATATTTAATACTTCCGCTTCGGAATAGTATTCTGACATATTATTCAATTTGTTAGAATCCCTACTTAATTTACTGTAAAATGAATTAAGTAATAATCGTTCATATATCTCGTAGAAAAATTTAACTTCTTCCACATTCTGATACACTTGATTATTAATTGGGAATTCAATTGCATTAAAACTTAATCTATTTGGTTTAAGTAATAGATTGTTAGTGTCTGTTGGGAATTTTGTAGGTACTTTTCTTTCGTAAGTTGCTTTTATAAATTCCTCAACAAATTCCACCTCCGGCCATATTTCAGGTTGGTATGCTCTAATTTTAGTCGCAATACTTGTATCCCCAGGATATTTTAATTCATATCTTTCACCTTCTTTTAGATTGTTTTCAACAATGACTTGAGGCCAAGGATATATCGGTGTTTCGTTAATAGTTAAGTTTTTTAAGTCAACACTACTAGTTGATAACACCGCATCTTTTCTATTAGCATCATCCCTTAAATCCCAAGCTTTAGTGTGAACCTCATCAAGTAATCTTAAAAACGCTTCACCTTGAGCAAAGAAAACCGCCAAGACATTTCTTATTGTTGGTGAAAAACCTATACCACCTTCACTAGCACTTTTACTTATATTTAAAACTAAATCTTTAGTAAGTTGTTCTTCTATTGCTTGTTTTTTAGTTTGATAATTAGATCTAATTGTTGTTATTTTATCGGTAAAAGATGACTTACCTTTAAAAAAGAATTTTGGTGATGAATCAAACTGCGTTTTTATTTGATTTTGTATTGCAATTGTTACAGTATTTAATTCTTTACCGGTTCTTTGAGTATAAGTTTTATTTATATCAATTTCGTCTATTGTTGCGTTATAAAAAAAGGTGTTAGTTTTTTTTTGTAAATCAACAAAAATGTCTACAGGTATACTATTTGGTTTTCCTTCACCAAAAACCGAATTACTGTTTAATAAGTTGTTATTTGATTTAACAATTTTTGATAATTCTGACAACGCTTCTTGTTGTTTTGGTGGTAATTTATACTCTTCTTTAAATTGATATAATAAATAACCATCTTTTTGACCCGGAAGTGTTTCTGTAACAAATGGATTTTTTGTGTCTAAATATTTATTAAACCAAGAATCAGTTCCTGAATACACGAGAACTTCACCATCATACTTATCCAACACTTTGGCGTAATTATCAATACTATTTAACACATCCGTATTAGTTTTTGGGTATTGATCAATTATATTTTTTAAAAAGGTGTTTAAATTTATTTGTAATTCTTGAATTGTTATTTCAGGGAAATTATCCGATATTAATCCTTTAGATTTATATTCGGCATATAATTCTTTCATTTTAGCATAACCCTTACTAGACCATCCACTAACAACTTTATCGTTTTTATTTCCATTTCCTGTTGTTGTTTGTGGTATTGTTTCAATTGCCGATTGGAACATTAGTGGTGTTGACATCATCTCCTGCCAATTAATGTAGGCTAAAATACTATATTTGTATGTATACATTTTTAATTGTATTCTAAAATTACCACTACTTGGATCAAAACTAGCGGTAAAGTTTTGTAACATAAGTGGTAATCTAACCGCTTTACCTAAATAACCTTTTAATGTTAAATAAAATAACGGATACGGTAGTTGAAAAAATGCTGCGTATGGTGAGTTACCTCCAGCCTCAAACAATGCTCTACCTTTAACATCTTCCATTGTTATATCTATAACAGGTAAGAAGTCGGTACCGTATGAGACATTTATTTGAGTAATACCCAACATTCCTGTATCAGTCGCACCCACCACACCATTAGACAATGTTTCTTGTCTAAAAAAATAGTCATTACTTTGATTAGGATTTGTTACTTTATCAATTCTTTGTTGGTTTATCCCTTTACCTTGTAATGTATCTTGTCCTGTTATTTCATCAGTATATGAAGTATCTAAAAAATTTTTTTCTCCGGGATTCAAAAAATTAATTTTACCCACAGATATTGTTCTAATAGTATCATTTAATGGAACTCCGATAGCCAATTTTGTTCTAGGTAATACAGAACATTCCAAATTAGCGTAAAATACTAAATCTTCTTGATTAATAAGTCGTTCACTAGCCTTTCCGTTTTGATCAACGACTTTATTTGGATCAATTACCGATATGTTTTGGTAATCAAATTCTACTAATATGTTTTCTCCGTTATCTACCATAGTAGAAAAAATGTGTTTCTAATGTTGATTTATAGTCCTGTAATGAAGTTAGTAAAGGATATGGTATTGTCAATATAGCGGCGTCGGGTATGTTGAACTCAAATCCTGTAAATTGTGGATTTGCCAACATTATTAACCACCCAAAGAGTGGTGATCCATAAAATTGTTGAGATACTTTATCCAATCTTGATGTTCCGACTTTATAGATATATGTTTTATCAGAAGTTTTAGCGGGTAATTCCACATACGGAACAACTGTTTGTTGTCCGTTTTGTAAAAATTGATTATATCTGTTATAATATTGTAAAGCCATAATTAAGTGAAAGTTACTTTTCCATTATATGTTTTATTATTTGTGTTTACATTCACATCTAAATATAAATCCTTTAATCTATTTTTCTTTTGTAGATTATTTCCAACTTTATCTGTGGTGTAACCCACTTTAGAATCAAATTCGGTGATTTTGTATTTTTCATATGTTTGATAATCACTACCTTTCATTAAATCATCAAAGAATTTTAATTCCGCGTCGTGTTCTTCCTTACATTTTACTTTAAAATCGTTTGATAATTTTTCAATACCTTTAACCAATAGTGGGTTTTTATCTATTTTAGGTCCTGATGTTAAATTTTTGACAAACGCATTAAATTTATTATCATCTAAAAATATTGGTGACATTGTCATATAAAATCGTCTGCTTGCGGTTTCATCACCAAATCCTGCAAACGCTTTAGTAATTGGATCAAAATTATTATCATTATAGTTAATTTTTTTTAACATACTATTAGGATCTATATCCAAGATTTTATCATTATAATTTTTTAGTTTGTTCCCAACTGAAATTGGATTTACATTTGTAGTATATACTTTAATGATATTATTAATATTATCACCAGTTAATGTATATACTTTATATTCCCCAGTACCCAATTTAATACCGTCCAATTTATCACAAACAACATCCATTTTTCTCAAAGTATAATTATACTTTTCTTGGTATGAAGTCATAGTGTTAACCGGTCCAATAACTATGTTATTTATTTCGGACTCCATTTTACTAACTTCTTCTTCTAATTTAGCCCTCAACTCTCTTGATTGAGAATTAAGAACATCATAAATTTTAGAATCTTTATCAATAAAATATGAAATCGGATCTTTATCATTTTTAACATCTGATAAAGTATCTTTAATTAACTTACTAACATTTTTTTCAATTTCTAATGATCTACCATATAAAGGTATATCATCCAAAGGTGTTTCATATTGATTTAACTTACCATTATCAAATTTTCTATCACTACTAACTAATCCTACAATACCCATATTAGTAGTATTTGTAATTGTTTTAAGTTGGTTCGTTATTGTTGTGAAATAATTTTTAGTTCCTTCCGATAATTCTTTAATTAATGTGGTGTAATTCATATCACCTTCTTCAACCTCATTTTTATTTACATATTTTGCCGATAATATTGTCCCAATAGTCCCCCCTCCTTTTTGTGGTTGTTGGTTTGAAATATCATTTACCCCTACTGTCGGTGTTGCCGTTCCCGCACCTTTAACTATTTTAGCAACCATTTCTTTCGCCTTTTCTGAATCACTTTCCGTTGATACAGATCTTTCATCATATATTTCGGTGTTACCATAATAGTTAAACGATAATGCGTTTTGTAATTGTTTTACAGGTCCTGCCAAACCGTGTCCACCAATAAAATCAAACCCTAACGATATTTTTGCCAACATTGGTTGTACTCCGATACCTTCAGGATTCATATCAAAAACTAATGGATCGTATTGTATTCCTAATGAATTAGGTATTATTTTAGTATTGTAAAAATCACCAATTCTCAACACCAAGACAGGAGGTGCTCCAAATGCCGTGTTT